CCCGGAGGCGTGGATTACCGCGTGACGATTGTAAGCGACGGCGTCCCCCCGCCGACCGCGAGGGACCTACTGACGGCTGGAGCCCTGGACGCAGATGCGTGGGGCAGGGGCCTGCTACAAGCCGTGGAGGCATAGATGCCATCCAACTACCGCGCCGCCAAGCCCGAGCCCAAGACCTACGAGCAGGTCGTGCGGCGGGTCAACTATCTGAGCAACCTCAACCAGCCGTACCAGACCCAGCGCAGCCGCATACGCGCACTGATGAACGGCGGTCAGTCGGCGCTCAACGTGCTGTTGAAGGATCTGCCCACCAACGAGGACACGCTGCCCGCGGCCAACCTCATCAAGTCGGGCGTCGAGCGGTTCTCCGAGATGATCGCGTTCCCGCCCGAGCTGAAGATCGACCCGCCCGGCGCGTCAGACAAGGACAAGGCCCAGCGCACGGCCGAGAAGCGCGAGCGGATCGTCACCTACTACGACGAGCAGTGCAACCTCGAAGCCCAACTGGAGCAGGGCTCGCTCTGGTTGCCCGGCTACGGGTTCTTCGCGTGGAAGGTCTGCGAGGGCATCGACTCGTCCGGCTACCGCTACCCGAAGGCCGAACTCCGCGACCCGTTCTCCACCTGGCCCGCCGAGTGGGGTGTGGACCAGCAGCCCCAGGACATCGCCTTCCAGCGGTTCGTCCAGCCCGAGACGCTCGCTGAGACCTACCCGCACGTCGCGTCCGCGCTCCGCTCTGGTCGCAACGGATCGAAGCGACTGCCGGGCGGGGCCGTGGATCTGACCACCTTCTCGCACAGCAACGCGCAGCCCGGATGGGACGGCGTAACGGGTGGCGTCGAAGTCGTCGAGTACGTGGACGGCTGGGGCACCTACCTCGTGTCCTCGGCGGTCGGCGGCTTCATCGACGTCTACGACCACCCTCTGTCGCGGACCCCGTTCGAGGTGCCGCGCCGCACCACATTCGACAGCCTGCACGGCCAGTTCGACGACGTGATTGGGCTCGCCTCGACGATGGCGAAGCTGACCCTGCTCACTCAGATCATCATGGAGGACGCGGCTTTCGCCCCGGTCGTGGTCAACGGGCGGATGGACGGCCCGTTCGTCAAGGGGCGCGATGCCGTCAACTACATCGAAGGCGGTGACGCGAAGTACCTGTACCAGAACATCCCCTACCAGATGTTCTCCGAAATCGACAGGATCGAAGGCCACCTGCGGGCCTCGACCGGGTACTCGAAGCAGGCCGACGGCGAGTCTCCGATCTCGTTCGTCACCGGGCAGGGGCTGGAGGAACTCGGCTCGTCGTTGGCGCGGCAGACCGAGCGCGCACAGTCGGTACTTCGCAGGTCGCTGGAGCGGGTGGACGCAATCCGGCTGGAGTGGGACTACAAGGCGTACGGCAACGAGCGCAAGCCGATGGAGGGCAACCGCAAGGGTGCCACCTACTCGGAGGAGTACGAGCCCGGCAAGGACATCGACGGCCACTTCCGCACGCGCCGGGTCTACGGGCTCATGGCGGGCATGGACGAGGCCCGCAAGACGGTTGGCCTGCTCCAGTTGCTCGCGGGTGGCGTCATCGACGTCGGCACCGTGCAGGAGCAGTTGCGCGGCATCGACAACGCCCCGAAGGTGCGCGACCGGATCATCGCCAAGCGCGCCGAGGACACGCTGTTCGAGGCGCTGACGGCGATGGCCGGACAGGGCGACCCGACGATGGCGCGGGCTTTGCTCGAAGTCCGCTCCAACCCGGAGAAGCTGCCCGACATCCTGGCTGAAGTGTTCCAGCCGGAGGAGCCGGAGGAGCCCGCGATGCAGGCCCCGGCATCACCCGAGGACGAGTTCTCTCAGGTGCTCACTCGTCTGACGTCGGGTGGCGAAGTGCAGGGCGGCGCTCAGACCGTTCAGAGGGTTGGGGCGTGACCATGCACCATCGCGTCAAGATCAGCCAACTCACCCAGCCGACGATGCCGGACCCCAACACGACGGCCAGGTCGAAGCTGAGCACCCCGAACACGACCCCGGCCATGCACGCCAGCCACAGCGGTCCGACGAACACGCCAACCAGCCACCGCACGGTCACACCGATCTCAGGAGGCACTCATGGCACGAGGTAGGGGAGGGTATCGCAAGCCATCCAACCCGGCTCCCGCTTCCGGGCCGGGCGCGCTGTCCCGGCGCACCGACGGCGGTCCCGGTCAGCCGATCCGTGTGGCACCGGGCGGCGACTACGGCGATCGCCAGGCGCTCGTCGGGCAACAGCAGGCCGCGCCCCTCGCCTCTGCGGGTCGGGGGCAGCCGGCCGCCCCCGGTGGCGTCTCACCGGAAGGCATCTTCGGCCCGACCGCTCATCCCGGCGAGCCGATCACCGCGGGAGTGGACACGGGGCCGGGGCCGGGCAGCAACCAGCCGATCCTTGACGACGACCCGTACCTGCTCGCCAAGGCTCTCCTGAAGGTCGCACCCTCCCCCCAACTGGAGCAGCTCGTGGCAAGGCTTTCTCGTGGCTGAGTCGGTGTGGATCGACCACGAGGTCGAGTTGCGCGCACTCGACGAGGCCGACCGTCGGCGCGCGTCCTACGCGGCCATGTCGACACAGATCACGCCCGCGCAGATCGAGCAGGCGAGGGGACTGCTGTCACGTCACCCCAACCTGTCGGCAGGACTCTTGCAGGCGCTCGTGCAGGCTCAGGTTCCCGATCAGCAGGCCGACCAACTTGCCGACAAGGACGACGGCGGGTGGCTGGGGGCCATCGGCGACGTCGCCGGGGATGTCATCGACTCCGTGACTGACGGTGTGGAATGGGGCATGTCCCGCGCCTACGAATACGGCATCAAGCCTGCCATCCGTGGTGCCGTGCTCGTGTCCGACACGCTTGCGCAGGAGGTCGTCCAGCGACCATTGACCTCCCTCATGGCCTACACGCAGGGCGAGGCAGATTCCGTCGGTCAGGCGTACAACGAGTACGGCGACTCGGCCGGGGTGAACCTGCTGCAAGGCGACCTCGACAACGAGGCCGAAGGTGGCTCGCTCGGCACCGGGTTCTTCCTCGGGGGACAGGCTGGCGCCGAGGCCGACGCCGAGCGCCAGTTGCAGATCAACGGCCGACGAGCGGACATCGGACAGGCGATGGCCAACGGGCTCGTCGGTTGGTTCTCCGAGCCCGGCGAGCGCGCCTACGACATGACCGCGGGAGTATCCGGGTTCGCCGTGGACATCGGTGGCGACCCGCTCGCGTGGGCGACAGGCGGTGCGTCCAAGGCGATCAAGGGTGCCCGCGCCCTGTCGAAGACTGACGCAGTCAGGGTGCTCGGCGAGGCCGGGGCCGTGTCGGGCGCGCGCCGAAACACCGTCCTAGTCGAGAAGGCACGCGATTTCTTCGGCAATGAGAAGATGCTCGACCGGATCGCCGAGGCTGACGCCTACACGATCATGCAGACCTGGGCACAGTCGCCCGCCAACCGCATCGACCTCCAGACGATCCGCCGACTCGGTGACGCCTCCGATCAGGCCCAGGTCGCCGAGGTGTTGTTCGATGCCGTAGCACATGGCGACGTCACACGCAAGGGCTTCTACTCGGGCACTGGTAACTTTATCAAGCGGCACTTGGTGGACTCGACCTCTCGCACGGCAGGACCCTTCCGGTACTTCACCGCCGAGGGCAAGTTGTCGGGCCTCTCGCCCCGCGGGTTCGTGTCAGCCGACGACCTCGACGACGCCGCGCTGAAGGTGGACAGCCTGCTACGCCAGGCCAACATTGAGCGCGATGTCCGGGCAGGTGTCTTCAACCGTATGGCCGCCGTCGAGCCCGGCCGCTTCGATGACCTTTTCGACGTCGTGACCGATGCGCTCGACGCGGTGGCTGTCAAGGTCGGGGGAGCCGCCGACACGAGCATCAACGACGTGGCCAAGGCATACCGAGCACAACTCAACGACCTGCGCCAGTACGGGATCGACTCGTGGGGCGGCGCCGTGGACGTGCCCTACGCGAAGAAGAAGATCGTTCAGAACTTCGACGGTACGGTCGAAGAAGTGATCGTTCCGACGCCGCAGATCACGTCCGAGTTGAACGGGCTGGCGCTGCACCTGCCGGACGTGACCGAGATCCGTCGCGCCGCCACCGACACGGCCCTGCTCCGCTCGGTCTACACGAGCAAGGGGTGGGACTTCGGGGCGTCGGCACTCAAGTCGCTGACCCACAACCTGTTCAAGCCGCTGGCAATCCTGCGCCCCGCCTACGTGGTGCGCATCGGCGCCGAGGAGCAGGCACGGCTCGTGGCCGAGGGGTTCGACTCCATCTGGAACCACCCGTTCCGGTTCATTCAGGCCAACATCCGCAACCGCGACGAGTTGAAGGATCTGCTCGGCAACGACCTCATGGACGCGGCTCGCGTGCGAGACGTCATCACCAAGGACGCGCATGGTGTCCTGGCCGACACCGCCGCGTCTCGCGGCAGGATCTTTACCGTGGCCCGTTGGGTGGAGGGCGAGGAACTCTCCGAGCAGTTCGTCAAGGGCTGGCGGGGCGAGTTGGGGCAACTGTCTGCCGCACCCGAGGCGCGCAAGCTCGCTGAGTTGCGCGGCAACATTGACGAGTTCAAGACGTGGGCACAGGCCGAGGGCCGCGAGCACATCGAGCGTCTCGCCAAGGTCAATGACGACGCTGCCGACCTGCTCAACTTCGGCTCGGGGTTCGATGAGTGGGCGGGCGGACTGAGCCGTCGGCTCGAAGCGAAGACGGCGGGGTGGGACGAGGACATCCTGCGTCGGATCGTGGACGGCGACCTCCCCTCGGGGTTGCCCAACCAGGACAAGACCGCCAACGCGGCGTTCGCCAACTTCCTGCGAGGCAAGGCGCGAGCAGGTCGAGCCCCGGCAGCGGTCAAGGCTGAGTTGGTGGAGGAGGGCCGGGTCCGGCACCTCGACAGTGCCGTGGACTGGTTGTTCGACCACATCACCGGCAAGCCGACCTCCTACCTTGCTCGCTACCCGGCGTTCCGTCAGTCGATGTTGCGCCGCACCGCAGACCTCATGGACTCGCTCGCCGACGACGCCCTGCGCGAGCAGGCGTTCGCCTCGGCCGTGGCCAACCTCGGCGCCGACGTCGGCGGGGTCGTTCGTGAAACCCCGCAACTCCGTCAACTGCGGAAGGCCCTCGATAGCGCGAAGGGCAAGCCCGGTGGTCCGATCAACTCACTCAAAGAACTGAACACCGTCGTCAAGCACAAGTCCGCTCAGGACGTGAAGGATCTGCTGTTCGACGTGACCTCACGGGGCGCCGCGCAGGAGGCCCTCGAAGTGGTCGTGCCCTTCCTCGACGCTTGGAAGGAAGTCACCCGGACGTGGATGCGACTCATGAAGGAGAACCCGTCTTTCTTCGTGCGCGCGCAGGCCGGCTACCGCGAGTTGCAGGACCAGGGCATCTTCCACGTCAACGAGTTCGGCGACGAAGTCTTCAAGATGCCGGGCGGGCAGTACCTAGCGTCCTTCGTGAATCGGCTGAACGACTCTGGCGGCGAGTTGACGGACATCCCCGGCGCCGCGCTCGGTGCGCTGGCCGACACCGTGACGGGCAACAGGCCGTCGAACACCGTCGAGCTTGAAGGCCGGGTGCAGGGCGTCAACCTCGTGGCGCAGGGCATCGGACCTGGGTTTGGACCTGTGATTCAGTGGGGGGCGGGCGTGCTACCCAAGGCCCCCGACTTGGATGGCGTCCGAGACTTCCTCGCGCCGTTCGGTACGGGACTGTCCGAGCCCGGCGACCTCACCGACCCTGGGGTCCTGTCGAAGACGCTCTTGCCCGCGTGGTTCCGTAAGGGACTTAACGCCTTCCGCGAGGGTGCCATTGACGAGCGCCAGTGGAACTCCACGTTCGGGGATGCCATGAAGGCGCTGGTCGCCTCGGGCGAGGTCGACCCCAACGACCCCGACCTCGCAGAGAAGGCCGAGCGGTACGCGAAGTGGCTGCTCCTCACCCGCTCTATCGGTCAGTTCGCGGGACCCACTGGACCGCAGGCCGACGTCAAGGCCCGGCTGGACGCCAACACGTCCCACGAGGATTGGAACCCAGAGATAGACCCTTCGGGGCACTACTTCTCGGTGGGTGTTCTCCAGCAGGACTACTACCGGCTCCTCAACACCTTCGGACCCGAGGAGGCGTCGGTCAAGTTCTACGAGTTGTACGGCGCCGAGCCCTACTTCATCGCGCAGGCCAAGACCCGCTCCACCCGCGAGTTGCCCGTAACCACCGAGGGCGACCAGTGGATGCGCCTGAACGAATCGTTCGTGGGCGACCACCCGGTCGTCGCCGGGTACTTCGCCCCAACGGGCGAGGATGCGGACCTCGACTTCGGTGTCTACGCCGGCCAGATCGAGCGCGGCGAACGCCAGTCGCTGACCCCCGCGCAGCAGGTGGCGATGGCACAGCAGGTCCGAGCCCGCGCCATCTACAACAACGTGAAGCAGAAGGTCGAAGGAATGCCCACCGCGCAGAAGGAACGGGTGCTCCAGTTGACCAAGGCCCGGCTGGAGGAAATCCACCCAGGGTGGGAGGTCCCCGTGTTGGGTGTCACGCAGGGCGTGCGCCTACCCGAGAAGATCAGCGAGTTGCAGCGTGCCGTGCAGGACGAGCGGATGCAGGACAACCCGCTCGTCGAGCCTATGGCCGTCTACTTCCGGCTGCGCGACCTCGCCATACGGGAGGCCGCCCGTCAGGGACTGAAGACGCTGTCCTCCGACAAGGTTGCCCACCTGCGCGCCGCGCTCAGCCAGGCTGGCGAGACGATCCAACAGAGGTACCCGTCCTTCGTGGGCGTCTGGTCCTCCGTCCTGTCCCGAGAGGTTGAATGATGTCAAGCGACCAACCACCCCCAGAGGACGACTTCCTCTCCCAACTTGAAGCCGCATTCGGTGCTGGCATTGCGGGCGGGGGACTGGCGACCGGCGTCATCGGTGGAATCTGGCAGGAGGGCGACCCGCTGCGCCCGCCGAACTCCATGGAGATCCTTGAGCCCTACTTCGAGGGCGATGACTTCTCTGTTCTGTCCAGCATGAACACTGAACAACTGGCCCGGTTCCAAGATGTAGCCGTGAGCATGGGGCTCGTGCGCGAGGTCATCCCCGGACGGATGGACGACAACACCCTCAAGGCGATGGGCTCACTCATGGCGCTCGGCAACCGTCAGCGCGTCCCGTGGCAGAACGTGCTCGACGGCATCATGAAGTCCGGTGGACTTGACGGCAGCGGCGGCGCGGAGTCCTTCGACGCCCCGACCTACATGGCGCCCGACTACGCCACGCTCGCGCAGGAAGTCAAGGCGACCTTCCGCAAGCGCCTCGGCCGCGACCCTGACGAGTCCGAGATGGCCAACCTCGTCGGCGAGTTGCAGGGCTGGGACCGAGCGTCCTACGAGGCTCAGGTCGAAGGCGCGGAGGCCAACTTCGGGGCGCAGCAGCAGGCCGGCTCGCAGGGCGGCGGCACCGTCCGGCAGGTCGACCCGCTCGCCCGGTTCCAAGAGGTTTTCGAGTCGAAGTACGCGAACGAGCTGGACTTCGTGGAGGACAAGCAGACGGCCCAGGAGTCCCGAGCGGCCGTGCAGTCGGCCACCCAGACCTTGTCTCAGATGAGCGGAGGGTCCTGACATGCCCATCGAAGAACTCTCACAGTTCATGAACGCCATCGGGACCATCGAGTCCACGAACAACTACAACGCCGTCGGCCCCGAGACGGCGAACTACGGGCGCGCGCAGGGTCGCTACCAGATTATGGAGGCGTTCTATCCCTCGTGGGCCAAGGAGGCGGGGGTCAACCCCAACGACCTGTCGCCCGAGGCGCAGGACAAGGTGGCCACCCACAAGATGTCCCAGTATTACCGCCGCTACGGACGGTGGGACCTCGTGGCGGTCGCATGGTTCGCAGGCCCCGGCCGCGCGGACAAGGCCGCCAAGCGGGGCATCGAGTCCGTCGGCGGGCTGAAGGACATCATCGGCACATCCGTCGCCAAGTACGTACAGAAGGCCATGAAGGTGATGGGCACCTCACCTCAGGAGCCGCTCACCCCAAGGGCCGAGCCCGGAACGCCCGACGGAGGCCAGCCCGCTCCGCAGACCACAACCCCCGAGGCGACCCCCGAGCAGGAGTTCGTCATGGACTCACGGCGCCAGCAGGAGGTCATGGCTCAGATCATGTCCTCGATCTCCAAGGCTGCCTCCCAGTCTGGCGGCAAGGTGCTCGATACCAAGGCCCTGTTCGGTGACATCTACGACGAGGTGGGATGATGGCAACCCGCGAAACCGAACCCGCGACCCCGCTGGAGCGTCTGATCCAGAGCCTGCGGTCGATCCTCGGCAACGAGTATTTCGGCAACGAGACATCGGTCAACCCGCAGTTGGCCACGCTGAACCTCATCAAGATTCGCGCGCTCGGCGATTACACGCCCCAGCAGCAGGACGCGCTCGAATCCCTGTCCCGCAACGCGGGGCTGGACGTCGAGTTCTCGACCCTGTTCAAGAAGCCGTACTCGGACGTGCAGGCGCCGGGCATCGAAGACGCCTCGTTCCCTTCACTGGGGATGCGCTACAACGAGGCCCTCGACGTGATCCTCCAAGCGGACAGCCCGAGGGCCAGCGAGTTCAACTTCTACGACGACAAGAGTGCCGACATCCTGTCGCAGCAGAAGGCCCCCGCGCAGGGTGGCGACCCGACCTCAATCGAAACTGTAGGTCCGTCGGGCACGGGCGGCGGCGGAACTACAGGTGGAGGTGGCGGTGGGGGAGGGTTCCCCGGCTCGTCCGACCTTCCTGCGGCAGGCACCGCACGTCAGGTCCCAGGTGGCTACGAGGTCTGGCGCGTCGATGGGCGTGACATCTACCTCGCCTACAAGGTGCCCGGTACCGACGTGCCGCTCGTGTGGAAGATCGAGAACCCCGACCGACTCAATGCCATCTTCGGAGGCGCCCCGCCCCCCGCGGACCAGGAGATCAGCTCGGCTGAGTTCAAGAGCCGCTCCCCGTGGCTCGGTGGGCTGTCGGCCGAGTTGCAGAACACCTCCGAGGAACCCTTCGTCCAGTTCATGTCGGACTTCAACGAGGCCGCCAAGCTTCGCCCGTGGCTGCGCGACCCGTCGATGCTTGCGGTCATGGCGGGCTCTTACCTCGAAGGGCGACCCCCGACGCAGGATGAGTTGAGTCAGACCGATTGGTGGAACGACCACACCGCCGACGAGCGCGCGTGGATGGAACGCTCCGTGACGCTCGGGCGTGACGAGATGGAACGGCTGCGCGACGACGCCTCGCGCGCCGTCGCCGAGTCGCTACGCCAGGCTGGGGTCAGCAACGCCTCGGACGACCTCGTCCGGTTCTTGGCTGAGCAGCGCCTGACCGGCAAGTGGTCGCAGACCTACACGGCCGAGCAGATCCGCAAGTTGTCTGACCCCTTCGCGGCCGGTGAACTCGACACTGAGTTGACCAAGATCCTGAGTGGGTCCGAACTCGACACGACCCGCAAGGGCGAGGAGGAAGTGCGCCAGTTGATGACTCGCTGGCTCGGCCCCGAGATGGGCCGGTTCTCCGAGAAGAACGTCAAGGAGTGGGCGGGCAAGGTGCGCAACGACCCCGACGCGCAGACCGAACTCGTCGAGATGCTGCGCTCGCAGCGGCTCGCACTGCTGCCCAAGTACGACAACCCGAACCTGACCTACGAGGACATCATCCAGCCGGTTCGGAACCTGGCCGCGAACGTGTGGGGCCAGCCCGTCGCCGACGAATCCCTGCTCGTGGACCTCGCCAACACGGGGGACTACACGGTGATGGCGCAGCGACTGAGGCAGCAGGGGCTCAACACGGGCGTTCGGAAGGTCGTGCAGGATTCACTATCCGGGCTGGGCGGAACATCGCTCGGTGAGCAGGTCATAAGGAGCGCCGTCTGATGAGCACATCATGGATGTACGGAAGCCCCTCGCAGGTGGAGGGATACACCTGGGACTCGGGCTCACAGTCCTACGTGCCGACGGGTCAGTTCTACGACACGGGCGCTGGGGGTGGCACCCCCGGTCCGTCGTCCGCTGGCGACACCGTCACGACGTCGGATGGCGTTGACTACGCCGCTGAGTCTCAGGCGATGTTCCCGTGGCTTACCGGGCAACTGCTGTCCACCTACGCCGACCTGTGGGCCGAGTCCGGCTCCGCAACGGCGGCGCTGGCCAAGCTCCGCGACACGTCACCCTACAAGTCCGTCTTCAAGGGCATCCGACGCGAGGACGGCACCCTGCGCATGGACGAGAACGCCTACATGTCGCAGATGTACGGGTTCCGCGAGATCATGTCCGAGTTCGAGGTGGCAACCGGAGGCTCGGAGTTCGACCTGTCGCGCCTGATCGAGTTGGAGGTCGACGCCCGCGAGTTCGCATCCGTCATCGCCGAGGCCGTCACGAGGTTCCGTGAGCCCGGCGCGGCCGAGGACAACGGGCTCGTCTCCCAGTTCGTGTCGGGCTTCATGCAGTCCGGCTCACTGTCGGCTGCGCTGGAGCAGGTCCGTCAGACCTCCGAGTACGAGCAGGTGTTCGCCGGCAACCGCCGTGACGACGGCACGATCAGGATGGACGAGAACGCCTACTTCTCCTACAAGCGCGGGTGGGAGCGGATCTTCCTGTCTCGCGGGCTGAACCCCGAGCCCTTCGAGGCGCAAGGCCGTCTCGCCGAGGCGGTGCGCAACGAGGTGTCCATTCAGGAGTTGGAGGGCCGCGTGCAGGCCGTCGAGACGAACGTGCTCGGCAACACCGCGTCCGTGCGGCAGTTCTTCGTGGGCGCCTACGGCCAGGAGGGTGCGGCCTTCCTCCAGTCGGCGCAGGACGAGGGGTTCGGCCGCTCGACTGCTCTGGCGATGGCGCTCGACCCGACCGTCGGCAACGAGCTTCTGTCCCGCAGGATCACCGCGGCACAGATCGGTGGCGAGGCTGCCGTGCAGGGCTTCGCTCGGTCGGTGCAGCGCGCCGAGGAGTTGGCTCGCGCAGGTGTCTCACAGGCGCAGGCTCGCAACCTCTACTCGCAGGCTGGGCTCCAGTTGGGCGGTCTGTCGGCGGCGACCCGTAGGTTCCGTCGCGGTGACACGAACCTGGCTGACTTCGAGTCGGCGTTCGCGCTCGGCGAGGCCGGTCAGCAGCAGAGGATCACCCGAGCGTTGCAGGACGAGGGCTCGTCCTTCTCGTCCACCCGTGACGTGATGCGCTCAGGGGACGGGTTCGGTCTGGCTGGACTCAGGCAGCAGTAGCGGCGGAGGGCGGAGGAGTCGAACCCCTAGGCGGTGAACCTCACCCGTTTTCGAGACGGGCTGCCAGCCAACCCGGCAGTCACCCTCCGCTGCTCGGGCAGGGGTCGAACCTGCAACCTTCCGGTTAACAGCCGGACGCTCCGCCAGTTGAGCTACCGAGCAGTAGCAGGGGAGGGAGTCGAACCCTCACTCGCGCGGATTATGAGCCCGCTCCAGCACCACTACTGGTTGCCCTGCGATGGGTGCCACCGTTGAGAAGCGCCACGGTGGCCACAGCGCGAGCCCGCGACGCGCGCGCAGGCGCGCCCAGTGTAACTACCGCACGAGTGCTTGACAAGTGCTGAGCGGTCAGGTATAAATACGGGTGACGGTCAACGTAGTTGGCTCCGACTGCCGTCACGGCGAACGCTCACGCCGAGAGCCTACGAACGAGCAACACCCCACGCCGGGTCTGCCCCCCGGCTGGGCGTAAACGGTGGGCACGCAAAGCAATAACGGCTCGGCCTCGATCCCGCGAGGCAGTTGTTGCCGATGCCGTGGCCACTTCCCTCTTTCTGGTCAGAACCCTTCCTGCCTCGCCGTCACACGGCGATCCCCCGCAATGCCGTGTCGGACACGAAGCGGGCGCAGGAGGAAACGCGATGAGCGACCAAGAGGTTCAGGTGCAGGATCTACTCGGCAAGGTGAGCGACGAGGCGCTGCGTAAGCAGTTCGCCGATGCGTTCAACTCACTGTCGGGTTCAACGCTGCGCAAGCAGCTCGACGAAGTGCAGGTTGAGAACAAGACCCTGAAGTCGGAGAAGCGACAGAGGGTCTACCGAGACGCTGGCATCCCAGATGCTGCGTTCGACGTGCTCGACAAGGTGTACGACGGCGAGCTTGAGGTCGACAAGATCCGCGAGTACGCGACGGAGAAGGGCTTTGCCCTCGGAGAACCCGGCAAGCGGGAACCCGAGGCGACACCCGACCCGGCAGCGGCACGGACGGCTGGCGAGCAGCGCTTTACGCAGCTCGCCCGGGGAACCATCCCACCGCGCGATGCCTCCACTGATGACCAAATCGCGGCAGCCGAGAAGGATGGTGACTGGCCGACGTTCAACCGTCTCCAGGCCCAGAAGCTCGAAGCCGTACGTCGAGCCTCCTAAGGAGTGACCTAGCATGGCCACCGTTTCCGCACTGGGCACCAACTACAACCTCCCGAACTATCACGGTCGGGTCCACTACCTCACCCCTTCGGACACGCCGTTCACTACGGCGCTGATGGGTACCTCTGGTCTGGAAGTCGAAACCGCTCGTACCTTCGAGTGGACGACCGCAGACCTGCGTGCCGCTGCGCAGAACACGGTCGTTGACGGCGATTCTGCCGGTACTCCCGAGAACCGCGACCGCAGCAACGTGTTCAACGTCCTTCAGACCCACCGCGAAGACGTCGGTGTGTCCTACGAGCGTGCGGCTCAGTTCGGCCAGTTCGACGGGCGCAACATCGACGCCGGTCCGAACATCGTGGACGAGGCCGCGTGGCAGATCGACCAGATGTGGAAGCAGATCAAGCGAGACATCGAGTACTCGCTGATCAACGGCGCCTACGTGCTGCCGGGCGACAACAACTCGGCCGCGCAGACCCGAGGCATCTTGGCCGCGATCACCACGAACGCGCTGGACTCGTCCGACGCGGACGCCAACGGCATCGGCGTGGCGACCTCGGCTGACTCGGATGACACGCTCGACCTGGACGCCGTTCACGGGTTGTCCGTCGGTGACGACTTCTACTTCTCGGACCTCACCGGGGGTAGCGGCGTCGATGAGGACACCCGCTACTACGTCATCGAGGTCGTGGACACCGACAGTCTGAAGTTCTCGGCGACCAAGGGCGGCGCTGCGGTGGACTTCGGGTCCGACATCACCGACGGGGTTTTCGTCCCCTACGCCGAGCCGACGATCCAGTCGGTTGAGGCGCTCATGCAGTCCGCCTTCGACAATGGTGGCCTGAGCGAGTCGGAGATGGGCCTACTCGTCGTCAACTCCGGTCTGAAGCGGTGGTTGACCAAGGTCTTCGTGCACGACACGGGCACCAACGTCCGCTCCCGCAACGTGGGCGGCGCGAACGTGCAGGTCATCGAGACGTCCTTCGGTGAACTCGGGATCATGCTCAACCGCTACGTCCCGCAGGGCACCCTGGCTGCCGTCTCGCTCGACCAGTGCAAGGCGCACGTCCGCGAGATCCCCGGCAAGGGCGTCATGTTCGCCGAGCCGCTTGGTAAGGATGGTGCGTCCGACAAGACGCAGCTCTACACCTCGGTCGGTCTGGAGTACGGCAACGAGGCGGCCCACGCCAAGGACACCGGCTTCACCGCGAACTCTCCCGCCTGAGTCATCGTCTAGCCGGGGCGGCCAGTCGTAGGTCGCCCCGGCAGGACCACATCCCCCCAGGACGAGGACATGGTGAGCAGGCCAGCGGTACCGCGGGTGCGGGATGTCCGCAGGTTCACCGTGGATTCTGTGACCATCACGGGGGACGCCAACCATGCGAGCGCCAAGCGGTTCGCGGGCTGGTCTGTGAGGGAGTCGGCCACGATCGCGGGCGCGGCGCGCATCAACTTCCGCCTCGGTTCTGTGTCCGGTCAGATTCTCGCCGTACTGGAACTTCAAGCAGACCGCTCGGACACGATGTTCTTCCCGTGCGAGTTCCAAACGCCAGGGGGCGTCTACGTGGAGGTCGCCTCGGGGACTGTGTCCGGGGTTCTACTGAATAGAGGTGATTTGTAGATGGGACTTTTCGACGCGAGTAGGTTGGGTGGCGGTTCGTCCGCCAACCCCGTGACAGTGACGCTGGAGTCTTCCGACGGATCGGTGCTGCGGTACGAGTTCACCGCGAGCGGCTCCGACGTCTCGATCCAGTTCAAGGACGAGTCGGGCAACATTGGCTCAGCCATTTCGGTCGCCGCTGGCGCGACGGCCAATGGCCCTGCCTCCGATATTTCGGGGACGGGCAAGATCGAGATGGAGGTCACCTTCGATGCGACCGGCTTCCGCAGCTCCGAGTATCTGGAGTGCGAAGTCGAGACGGTCACCACGCGCGAGGTTGACCGTGCTCCGTGGGCTCAGTCGCTTCCCGGCGCTGACGGCGACCTGATCGCCTCTGACGGAGCGGGTGGGGTCAAGACCGTCGGTAGTGACACGTACCTCACGACGGACGACGCCCTCCTTGGCTACTCCCCCCGGACCTGCCTGTATCTGGATGGCACGTCCGGTAACTACACGTCCACCCCCGACGCGGGCTCGCTGGATATCACCGGCGACATCGACCTGCGGTTCAGAGGGGAACTGGACTGGGCTCCGGCCGCTATCCGCCAGTTCGCAAACAAGTCGGACGTGGGCTCGCAGCGGTCATGGGGCTGGCAGTTGCAGACCTCCGGGCTGCTGCTGCTCCGCTGGTCTAGCGACGGTGCAGGAACCGGCGAAATCGGTGTCCAGTCCACAGTGGCGGTCCCCGACGACGGGGCGCTGCGTTGGGTCCGTGTCACCCTGGACGTGGACAACGGCGCATCGGGATATGACGTGAAGTTCTATACGTCCGACGACGGCACGACATGGTCCCAGCTTGGGGCGACGGTGACCGGCGGGTCGACAACGAACGTGTTCGCCGGTACGGCCCCGGTGGAGGTCGGCCGTCGAGGCAACAACACGCAGTACATGGTCGGTGCCGTCCACAGGTTCGAAATGTACGACGGGATCGGCGGGACACTGGTCGCCGCATTCGATCCTTCTGCGCCGGTCCACCCCCGGTTCCGTGACTCGGCAGGCCGAGTCTGGTCCTACACCGGGTCGGCGTTCTCGTGGCAGCAGGCGGCGTGATGGGGTTGAAGTGGCGAGGTTTCTGAATCGCAGGTTTGGTGGGGGCTCATCGCGGAACCCCGTCACGGTGGCTCTGGAGAAGGGTGACGGCACCGTCATCCGTTGTGAGTTCACTGCCCACGGTGAGGATGTAACCGTCCGGTTTACCGACGACGCTGGCGTCGTCGGGTCAGCTATCGCCATCGCCGAGGGCGAAACGGTCACGGGGCCGGGCTCAGAGATCATGGGCAAGGGCTCGCTCGGCATGACCGCCACCTTCGCCACGTCCGGGCTTAGGTCGTCCTACCTCGAAGTGGATGTCCAGTCTGTCCCCGCTGACGTGGACTTCGTGTCCCAGGTGCCCGCCTGGCTGTCGGCGGATCTGGACGACGTGTTCGCCTCCGACGGTGATGGTGGCGTCAAGGTCCGCGACGGTGCTGGGTTCGCCATTCTAGACGAGGCCGAGACGGTCACGGGTCAGTGGAGGTTTCCTACTCTCGACGTGGACAGACTCCGGGTGAAGTCCGGGCCACACATAGACGCCACACACCGTGATTTTGGGGCGGTTGGTGACGGCGTTACGGACGACACCGCCGCCATCCAGTCGGCCCTTGACGCCGCCGCCGCTGCGGGCGGCGGCGTGGTTTTACTCCCAGCGGGGACTTATTCGGTTACGAGCCTTACGGTTCTAGATAAGACCACCCTACGGGGTGTAGGCTTCACATACGGGGCATCTAGCGGTGGCACGCAAGTTGTTGGCTCTGACCCGTCCCTCAATGTCGTGGAGTTGGGTCAGGTGGGGGGGTACCGTTCGGGTATCCGAATATGCGACATGCGCATCTCGGGTGGCCTGAACAACATCGCCAACATTGAGGCGGCCAGCCACGTCGAGTTGGAGCGGCTGGAGTTGTCAGGTGCGGCCAATGCCGCCATCTACGTCACCGGATGGGCCGAGGAATGGTATGTCAGCCACGTTCAGGCATACGGACCTACGGGTGGGTACGCCTGGCAGGCGGTCAACGTGGGGGATTCCGTTGGCGGGCTAAACTACATCGACAAATCCACCATTAGGGACTGCATTTTCGCCGGGGGAACGAACGCGGTTCGCTGGGAGTTGACCGTCATAAACAGCGTCGTGTTCCAAAACTGCGTCTTCAACTCCACGACAAGCCACGGGTTCCACATGGGGGGAGGTGCCCGCGCCCTCTCGTTTATAGGTTGCTCGACCGAGGGCGTGGGGCAGGGGGGTAAGAATGATCGTACGACAGGAACTATCACCTCTGGAACCAACTCACTCACTGTGGCGTCTGCGGCCGGGTATCAGGTGGGCGACCAGATCACCGTCGGTGGTGCGGGGTCCTTGGGTCAGGATCTGTATGCAGCGGTGGACGCCATTGCGGGCACAACTTTTACGCTAGACACGAACGCTTCGACCACTGTCAACTCCCAGCCGGTAACCAACGCCACGTCGGACTGCTGGCACTTTTCCTCATCCCCGTTCGCCCCGGCCGAGGTTTCGTTTGTCGGATGCTTCCTTTTCGGGGAGGGAAACAACGGCAACCAACGGTACTCAGTGAACGCAAACTCTGGGACGAACTTCCTTTTCTTTGGGTGCCATGTGAGTAGCAGCATCCCCATCTATGATCCGCTCAGTAAACACTCCTATATGGGCGGTGATGCTAGTGCGGTTAGGCAGCAGGTTTCTATTGCCGGGAACAACCATACGGGCCATGTATTCAATGGAGCCAAGAGAAACATCATCGGCTCCGCGCCCGGTGGCGACCTGCTTCTCTACCTGCGCGACTCAAACGACGCGGCTACTGGGACACTAGGTCGGCTGGAGGTTCGCAAGAACGACCCGAACCGAACGAGACTTTTCCGCGTGGACACGAGCGACAACAGCGTGCGGCAGGACCGCTCGGACGGATCGTTGGTGGTCGAAGGCGCTCTCGACCACAACGGAGGCACCCTGGGGTTTTTCGGCGTCACCCCGGCTGCGCAATCCTCGCCGTACACGGCCAGCAATGTCATTACGGATCGCTCATTCGACGCTAACGCGATGACACTCGATGAGTTGGCAGATGTTCTGGGAACCCTGATCGCAGACCTACAGGCCCTCGGTCTTCTGGGCTGAAGGGCGTTCGATGGGGGTTCATGTCGTGTGGGGCACAAAAGAGGCCCCGCCGAAGGAAGGACCAAAGGGTTAGTCGGAATCCACGACGGGGCCGCCCGATTATAACCGAACGGGGCAGTGCGGTCAACGCGCGGACCAGACGTGATCTGCTGGGCATCTGCCTGTAGACTGCTGAGTGGGTGTACCCGGAGGTTCTTCTGTGTCGACAGTCGCCGAGCTGGCCGACCGTGTCTATCGAGACTACCTGCACGCCCCGGAGGACCAGCCGATTGCCATAACGCTCGGCGCGGACGTCAATAGCACCGACACGGCATGGACCTACGACGACGCCACGCTCGCGCCCGACGAGGAAGACCTGCTCGCCCCCGGTGTGCTGATCGAGTGCGGAACCGAGCAATGCCGGATCAGCGACGTGGACCACGACGCCAACACACTGACGGTGCTGCGCGGCGTCAACGGCACCTCGAAGACCACCCACCTCGAAGACGACGACATTCTCGTGGCCCCGGTGTTCTCCCGCAAGTCGGTCGTGGACGCGGTGATGGACGGCGTTGTCACCCTGTACCCGTCCCTGTGGCGCGTGGCCACGGAGACGATCACCGTCGCCGAGTCCTACGTGGAGGTCCCCGAGGAGGCCATCACCCTTGAGTCGTTCCTGTGGACCGACGGGACCAACTACTACCCAGGCAACCTGCCGACCCTGCTGTCCAACTTCCCGCCGTCGTCCACGAACAAGGCCGTCGTCCACTTCGGCGCCCCGACCGACCGAACGGGCTACCTGACCTACCGGGCCAAGTTCACCCGTCCGTCCACCGAGGCGACCGAGCTGTTCGACCTCGGCGTGCAGTCCGAGTGGGAGCGGATCGTTGTCGTGGGGGCTGCCGCACAGGTCGTCTCCGGTCGCCCGCCCGACGCGCTGACCGCCGAATACATCACCGAGCAACTGGAACGCGAGGCGCTGCCACCGGGCTCAGCCAACCGCATTCGCAACGGCTTGCTGAAACTGCGCTCGGTGTGGATCGACGAGGCCGCTCGCATCCTGCGTGCCGACCAGCACACGCCCGTCCAGTATCTGCCGACGAGGCGACAGTGAGCCCCGCCCCGACCCTGACCACGGTCAGCAACCCGCGCAAGTGGGGCTTCGGGGTCGCGTTGGGGGACCGACTTTTCAGACTTGCTGTGGGGCCGGGCCGAACCATCCAGATCGACACGGCACCCGGCGAGGCTCCGCGCCTCAACACCGCGTCCTCTCCCGAGGAGATGGGCGAGACGGAGCCGGTGTTCGCGCGCTCGCGGTTCTCGGGCGGCGAGGGCTTGTTCCGTGCTCATGTCGAAGGCGCTGCCGCCGACCGCTTCTGGGACTCCAAGAACGTGTCGGTCGCGCCGGCCGAGCCCGGCGAGTTCCCCGAGGTCCGACTGCTGCACTCCACGGCATCCATCGAGACGTCTGCCGTCACGGGTCTGTATACGGCCTACGACCGCACGGACGGCGCGCTCTACATGGTCGAAGGCGCGGTACTGCGCCGAACCGCCGACCCGACTGTGGCGTCCCCGACGTTCGCCGACGATGACCCGACCGCCGTCGATGCAGCCACCGACGTCACCGACGTTGCGGTGCTCGGCGACGAGGTCTACGCAGCGACCGACCACGGCATCCACAAGAAGACCTCCGGCACCTGGGCGCACTGGGGCGACGAGCCCGCCTCCGCGGACTACGTGCGCATCTGGGCCGTCAAGGGCCGCATCGTCGCCTCCAACGGGGTGTCGCTCTACGAGGTGACGGCCTCGGGCGCTGCCCCTTCTGCACTGAAGACGCTCGCGCCGGGGGAGGGGTGGACCGACGTCGCGGACGGTGGCTCACACATTCTCGCGGGCGCATCCGATGGCTACGTGTACGCCTTCACTACCGAGTCGGGCTCGATGGCGCTCGACGCGCAGACCCTTTTCGAGACGGAGTCGGTCACTGCCATTGCATCCACCCAAGGGGCCGTAGCGGTCGGCGTGTCTGCATCCAACGTTGGGCGCCTGTACGTCGGGGAGTTGGCCGACAACGGTCAGGTCAAGCCGACCCGACTCATTCGCCAGTGGGGCGAATCGGGCACCGCCATCGACCAGGCCCCTCGCCGGATCATCGGAACCCGGGACTCCTTTGTCACGGCTGTCCCCGACGGGACTGACACATTCCTGTGGCGCTACAACCTCGTGACGGCCGGGCTGTCCCGCGACCTGACCATCGACGGATCGTCGGGCGTGGTGCGCGGCATCGAAGTCATCGACGGTCGGTTGTTCGCCTCGGTGGACAGTGCCGGGCTGTTCCGCGAGACGTCCACCTACCCGTCGTCCGGCTACCTGATCGGACCACTCGGGGACTTCTTAGTGGCGTCGAAGAAGTCGTGGGTCGGGGGTCGCCTCGAAACCGGGGACGTGACCAACGGGCAGTACGTCGAGCTTTACTACACGACCGACCCCGACGCACTCAGCGACCCTGGCTCGTCCTCGTGGACGCGGGTGGTCAAGAAGATTTCAGGCTCTGGCGACCCCGGCGAGTATGCGCTGACCTCGGTCGTGTCACGGTCGCTGGCGGGGATGGTCAAGCTCGCGCCGTCGTCAGACTCGGCCTCCACGCCGACGGTGCGTTCCTTCTCGTTCCGGGCCTACCCGACCACCGGGGAGGAAGACAAGATCATCGTCCTTCCGGTGGACATCGGGGACCAGATCGAACGGCGCGGCCGTCACCGTGTCCGCCGTCGTGGGCGCGGCAACGACGAGTACGTGGCGCTGCGCGCGCTCGACGGACAGCCGTTGACCATGCAGTTGTTCCGCCCGGAGATCACGATCCGAGGTGCCGTCAAGAGCATCGCTACTCCAGTGCTGGGCCTGTCGCACCGCGGGTCGCCGACGCTTGTCGCGCAGGTGACAGTGATCGGTCGTGAGGTGTCGCAGTCGGGCGGCTCCACGTCTAGCTCGGGGCCCTTCTCCACCCTCAGAACGTTCAGTGAACTTCCGACCTTCTCAGAAGTGGGATAACCGTGGCCGATCAGGAAACCAACGTCACCAACCGCGCAGAGACAACGCTCTCTGGCGCGCTCGCCATCGGTGGCACGACGATCAACGTGACCGCTGGGTCTGCGTTCCCGGCCGTGCCCTTCTATGCGGTGATCGACCCCGGCGACGACGCCAAGGCTGAGGTCGTGGTGGTTGACGACTCGAAGTCGGCTTCGGCCTTCACCCTGACGGGCGCCGGCTCGCGCGGACAGGACGGCACCTCGGACGTCGCCCACGACTCGGGAGCAACCATCGCGGCAGTCCCGGTGGCTGCCCTGTGGACCGACATCAACGACCGCGTGGACGCGGCGGAGTCTTTGGTGGCCACACACGACCACGACGGCACGGGTGACGTGCAGATCGCCACCTCCGATCTGACGGGCCACACGAAGGCCGCACACGACGCGCTCAACATCGACGCGGACACGCTCGACGGGTTGGACTCGACGGACTTTGAGGTGTCCGTAGACCACCTCCTCGCGGTGAAGACCGCTGACGAGTCGATGACGTCCGACACGACCCTGCAAAACGACGACCATCTCGTAGTCACGCTAGAGGCCAGCACCACGTATGTCTTCGAGTTGGTGTTGTTCGTGAGCGAGGGTGGCGGTTCGGTCAAGGCCGCCTTTGTTGTGCCATCGGGGTCCTCCTTGATCTGGGACAGCGACTCCGCAGTGACCGGGTTCGTCACTGCCTCCGGTTCGTCTGAGCGGATCACTACCACTACCGGCGACTCTACGGCTCGGCTCGGTGGGCGCGTGACGACTGGCGGTACGCCTGGCGATCTTCAACTTCAGTGGGCTCAGAACGGTTCAACCCCCGCCACCTCAACCCTTAAGGCCGGGTCGTGGATTGAGGCTCGGAAGGTGGCTTGATGACCGCCGACCCGTTCTGTCACCCGACGTCGAGCGCGTCGAATAAACCCGAGATTCTACCACCGGGCTGACCATCGGCGGAAGCTAGGCAGAAGTTCAGCAGTTGTGTATCCTGTAGATCATCCTCAAGTTGGACGGTCACATGAACCGAGCTTGGACAGACCTCCACCCGAAGATCCTCGCCGCCCTTCTCACGCTTGTCGTGATCATCGGCATTGTGTGGCTGGCGAGGGTCGCGCTCGGTGTCGACCTCAACGAAGACTTCCGCAGCTTCGCCACGACCGTCCTTCCGCTCGTCGCCGGCTACCTCAAGTCTGGTGACTGACCGATGGGCGACACGGTCACGGTCGCCTGCCGGGGGTGCTCCCTCGGCGTACGCGCGGTCTGCGATTGTGACGGCTCGGGCATTCTGCGGGTGCCGGTCGATGTCATCCAGACCGAACCCTACGTCTCGGACCTGCCGGACGTAGTGCTTGACCCTCGCCGTTTGCGCGGGGGTCTTTTGCATGCCGTCGGGGGGCGATGAATGGTGGAGGCAATCCTCACAACCGCTGCGCTCATCACGGGGGTAACGATCATCGGCGGTGCCGGGGTCAAGGCGTTCCTTATCGCAAGGAAGGTCGTCCAGTGGGTCGAGCAGGTTCACAAAGTGACCACCCAGGAGCTGCGGCCCAACGGCGGGGCGTCCATGAAGGATGAGGTGCGCCAGATGCGCGACGATCTCTACGAATACATCGAGGACGACACCGAGCATCGCCAACGAACCTGGGTGGTCCTGCGCACTCACGCCGCCGACCATGGCCCGCCCCTGCCTGAGTGGGTCGACTAGTGGCCCTCTACGACCGCGCGTACTGGCGCCCGCTCCCAGAGAACGAGACGGAGCCGCCCAACCACCCGCGCCTGTTCATCGTCCACGTCATCGTCGGTGGACTCGAAGCAGCCTACGGCCACTTCCTCAACTCGTCCAACTCCGAGTCCCACTTCGGCATCGGCTACGGGCTGGAGCAACGCCCGGTGCAGCAATGGCTCGACACCGACCGGGAGGCTGACACCAACTGGGACGCCAACGGGATCTCGGTAACCGTCGAGACGGCCGGATACGCGCATGAGCCCTTCACCGACTTCCAGATCGAGGAGCTTGTCCAGCTCGGCGTCTGGACGTGCTGGACCCACGACATCCCGCCCGTGGTGGCGCAGGCATGGGACGGTACGGGGCTCGGCTGGCACGCGCAGTTCCCCGAGTGGAACCGCTCGCGAAAAACCTGCCCCGGACAGCCTCGCATCGACCAGTTGCAGGGCTACGTGTTCCCCGAGATCGCACGACGAATGGAAGACGAAGTCATGAGACGCAACGACAAGGCCGCGCCGAGCAAGGACGTCGAGTTCCTACAGGCCCGCCTCAACTGGTGGAGCTACAAGGGGCCAGTACCGGAGTTGACTCCCGATGGCGTGTTCGGTCAGAGGACCGAGGATGCCGTGAAGGCGTTCCAGTCCCGTGTTGGGCTGGACCCGACTGGCGTGGTCGGTGTGATGACCGCTGCCGCACTGACCTACGAGGGGTCGATGAAGGACGGCGGCAAGGTTCTCAAGGCGCACACGGACAAGCCGCACGAGGGCAACTCGGGGACAGAGGCGCAGTCCCTGAAAGACGCGATCAACAACCACGACCATGCTGGGAAGTTCTTGACCGGAAAGCCCCGACAGAAGGTGTAACCCGTGGACCTGGCCGAGTTTCAACTGTCCGAGAAGCCCGGTGGTCGCTGCCGGTTCCCGCGACTCCTGACCGAGTTGGAGTCGGAGGACGCCGAGAAGCTCCTACAGGCGTTGCCCGCGCCCGACGTCCCACATGTCGGCGTTCAGCGGTGGCTCAACGACCGCGGCATCGACATCAAATACAACGCTGTCCTGCGCCACCGCAACGGGCACTGCACTTGTGGCTGACCTGACGGAGTTCATGCAGTCCGGACCGAGTCGTAACGACCGCCACCCGAAGGGGTGGGCTCCCCGTGTAGACACCGAGACGGGTGTGGTGATCGTCCGCAGTGACGACCCCGAGCCGCCCGGCGACTGGGACGAGATCATTCGTCAGTTCAAGTTGGACCCCGCCAAGTGGGAGGTTCTGTCGGACAGCGTCCACGTCCGCACCTGGGACATCAACGTCGGCGGGGGAGAGATCCAACGCTGCTACTACTACAAGACCGAGTTGCGACCCAGGCGCGCGAGCGCGACCGACGTAGACGAGATCATTTCGCGGGTGTCCAAGTGGCGCCCGCGCACTGTTACCACGGGTGTCGCCGAAGGAACCTACGTCGTGCCTGTTGGCGACCTCCAGTTGGGCAAGGCACTGAGCGACGACACGGAAATCCTCACAACGAGTGGGTGGAAGCGCCACGGAGACCTTCGTCCGGGTGACTACGTCTACGGGACCGACGGCAACCCGAAGCGTGTGCTCTCTGTTACTGGCTCCGCCCCGATGGAGTGCTTCCGAGTGGTCTTTGACAAAGGCGTCGAGATAGTCGCGTCTGGAAACCATCTATGGAGGGGCACGAGGCCCTACCGGATCGGCTCCAGAAGGGTGAAGGGCAAGCGCGTGGGTGGTCGCCCGGTCGACCGCGAACTGACATGGACGACCAGTGAGATTGCGAGCCTCAAGAGGCATGAGATCCGACCGGGGTACTTCACAACCGCCAGGCCCTTTCGGATCGACAACCCATCACCCATCGAACTCCCCGACGCCGACCTGCTGGTCGACCCGTACCTACTTGGCTTGTGGCTTGGGGACGGGAGCGCCCGAGCGGGATACATCACGAGCGGCTTCGAGGACGCCCCTCACTTGGACCACCTTGGCCACCGAATAGTTCCCAAGGGCCACGCCGCCACGATAAGGGTGCCAGGACTTACGGCCGACCTGCGTGCGCTCGGAGTTCTCGGCGACAAGCATGTCCCCGACGAGTATCTGATGGCGTCACCGAAGCAGCGGATCGCGCTCCTTCAGGGACTCATGGACTCGGATGGATACTGTGGAGAGAGTGGTATTTGTGAGTTCTCGAACACCAACCAACAGTTGTCAGAGTCCGTTTATTGGATCGTCACGTCACTCGGCATGAAGGTGCGGTGGTCGTGGAAGTTCGGAACACTCCATGGCGAAGTGAAGTCTCCCGTCTTCCGAGTCCAGTTCACCCCACCGGAACACACCCCGGTCTTTCGCCTAGAGAGGAAGCTTGAGCGCCAGCGGCACGTACCACCCCAACACCAAATAACTCGCCGCTTCGTTCAGTATGTCGAGCCCGTTGGGACGCGCTCTGCTCAATGCATAACCCTTGAGGGGTCTATGTACCTGGCGGGTCGTGACCTCGTCCCGACGCACAACTCCGACGGGGGTGGATCACAAGGCATCGTGGACCGCTTCCTCGTAGAGATGGAGCGGGCCGCCCAACGTCTGCGCAAGCGCAACGGTCGCAAGGCTGCCGAACAAGTGTTCGTCCCCTGGATGGGCGATTGTATCGAGGGGCTGTGGTCGCAGAACAAGTCCCTGCGGATGCGGCTGGACCTGACCGCCACCGAGCAGGTTCGCGTCTACCGCCACCTCATGCTCGCGCAGGTCAAGTTGTTCGCCCCGCTCACTGAGCGCCTCGTGGTCCCCGTCATCCCCGGCAACCACGACGAGGCTGTCCGTGAGGGCGGGAAGATGGCGTCCTTCTGTGATGACTCGTGGGCCATCGAAGGCGCGTCGGCCGTGATGGCTGCCGTCAACGAGAACCCCGAGCTGCGCGAGAAGGTCGAGTTCGTGTTCCCCGGCCACGATCAACTCACGCTCACACTCGACGTGGACGGAACCTACGTCGGGCTGGCGCACGGCCATCAGTTCCCCGGAGGCGCCGACGGCTGGCGCAAGTGGTGGAACGACCAGGCGGGCGGCAGGACTCCGGTCGGGATGGCTGACGTGCTCCTGGCCGCACACCTGCATCACCTGAGAGTTCAGGACCACGGGGACGGCCGACTGTTCCTTCAGATCCCCGCACTCGACGGGGGCTCGACGTGGTTCAAGCACCGTCGCGGCGAAGCATCCCCGCCACGAGTGGTCACCTTCTTCACCAAGGACGGCCACGTGTGGGGTCTCGACCCGGTCACGACCAAACCAGAGGCAGTTGCATGACGGACTCCAAGGTCGAACTTCTCCGAGACGCGGAGCAGGTACTGATCCAGCGGGGCGAGGAATATGGGCCGGTGGCTTCACACCACACGTCCACAGCCCAGGCGTGCAACGCGATTCTCGGGACCGAGCTGAACCCGTCGGACGTCGCACTCATCTTCGCCATCGACAAGTTGGTCCGTCGGCGCACATCGCCGAAGAAGCGCGACCACTATCTCGACGGGGCCAACTACATCGCTATCGCATGGGAACACGAGGGCGGTTGACATGATCGGGTGGGGAACGTTGGCCGGCACCATCTTCGTAATCGAATGGGCGCTGGGGAAGTCCGGCAGACCCCTGTTGTCCCACGACGCATGGGAGTTGATCGAGCGCGACCGCGGGTGGGTCGTCTACGGGACGGTCGTCGCCGTCAGTTACCACCTCCTCGCGCCTCGCCGTCGGTGGAGGGATGCCGTCACGTTCGGGGCCGGTGCCGCCCTGGCCAACCGCTCCTACCGGGGCATGTTCAGGCGGGTGCACATCCCATGACCTTCGTCTGGTGTCCCGATGGTCGCTGCCGAGCTGTAGCGGAGATCATCGGAGAGCACTGGATTGAGACGTCAGCCGGCGTGCGGATACTCGTCGTCGAAGTGCTCTGCTGCGCCGGACACACCTTCCGGGCTCCTCGGGCGAAGCTGACGAAGCTGGACTGAGTCGTCCTCTAGCATCTTCTGCACTCGTCGGGTGGCAAGCGCGCGCTGCGTCCGCTTGAGCACGTGCGCTGCCCATTCGAGCGCGGCGCCCGCCCCGACGATGATGAGCCCGATCAGCAGCCAGGTCACTAGCCGCCCCCACCGTCAACCAGTGACTTGACACCACGGCCCATTCTGTCAAGGGGTTCCTTGACGCCCACGTAGGCCCGCAGGTGGGTCACCTCGGTCAGTAGCGCATGGACTGCACAGTCGATGTGGTCGCCGTAGCAACCGTCGTAGTGCGTCGACCCTTCGGGCCGGTAACGCCGGTTGAGTAGGTCACGGATCGGTTGCAGGTCCACTAGCCGTCCCTGTCGTCGTATTCGGCGAGCCGGTCGGCACGGACTCGTTCGTACTGCGCGTCGGTGTGCCATGCGCAGGCGTAGACGCCTGACCTGCCGGTGTGGACGATCACACGCTTCGCGAGCAGTGTCGGAAGCAGGTGCCCGCAGATCGGGCATGGCGGGTTGCTCATGGCGTGGTCGAGTCTGGCGCCTGCCGGGGTGGTCAACGTGGGCATCTATCCGTCCCTATCTGAGGGTGGCACTGGCGGGAGCATGGCCATGATCCGGTCCGCGCGGACCCATCCGACCGCTGGGCAATCGAAGTTGTTGCACCGCACACGGACCCAGGTGTGGGCAGTCCACCCGCCAACAACACGACCGGCAGAATCGCGGTTCTGGTCCGAGTCTCCGGGCATCCACCACTGGTGGTAGTCGGTGGTCGGGTCGTGCTGGACCTCGATGAACGCGCCGTCCTTGCGTGCTTTCCAACTGCTCATTCTGGCCCCCCGCTGTTGGGCACTAGGTCTGTCATGCTGCACGCCTTCTCATGCGGCGCTTGCACGATTTGCACAGTCCGAGCGAGTCCGTCAGTGGAATCAACTCACGGCAGGGCGTCACCCGGTCGGCGTGGATCAGAGACGGGACGTCACCCCAGCAGCGCAGCGCCTCCTCGCCCTCTTGTGTCAGGGATATAGAGAGGAGGCTCATGGTCGGAAGATCGAGACGGACTGCCGGAACTTGGCTTCCTCCAGCCACTCGCCAATCGGCCTCTCGTCCCAGCCGCGCGGGGCGTCGTCGTCATACTGGAAGGCCGAGCCCTTCTCCCAGGAGTGGTGCTTGCGCCGGAACAGGACGACAGGGATCAATCCCGGTGCCATCTGCTCCTGAGCTTGTCGAAGCCACGAGCCGGGCACACGGCGGCCCCAAGCCTTGCATTCGACGCTGTACCCCACAACGGATGGCTCGTGCGTTACAGGGCGTCCTAGAGCGTCGTGGCTGGTCACAGTGGCTAGGTCGGCGCCGTAGTTCGCTCCAAGTGACCGCGAAGTGACGATGAGCAGGTTGAGTTCCTCGGCCAGACGGTTCGCGCACTTGCGCTCCCAGTCGTGCCCGAGCCTTCTACTTGATGCTCCACTCATCGTCACTCCATGCGGGTCGTCAGGACGGGCAGGTGTCACGCACGGCGTGGCCAGCCAGCATGGCGGTTCGGTTGCGGTCGGCACCGAAGACCTGCGTAAACGGCGCGTCGGGGAACAAGGCGCGCCACTCCTCAAGGAGCGGACCCGAGTCACCACCGATGGCCACGATGCAGCGCACGTCGTAGTGCGCGTAGTCGGCAGGCTCCCTCGACTTCGTCAGTGACCGGACGTAGTTCCACCCGAGCGCGGAGTTGACCGCCCAGGAGGTCTGGTCATCGACCTCGTTGGCGGTGACCAAGAACACGTCTCCCTTCGCCCCCTGACCCCAGGACAGCGATACCGAGATCGCCATCAGCGTCAGGGTGAGCAGGACGGTTGTTGCGGATTTCTTGATGCTCATGTTGCCTTCCTTTCCTCGTGGCTATTGCGACACGTCTACAGACCCACAGCACGGACACATCGGGACGGGCTCGTTGGCGTCCTCGTAGAAGCCACCACCACACTCGCAGCCCTCGAACTCACAGTCCGTGCAGTAATAGAAAGCCGTCATGCTCCCACCCCCACGTCGCTACTGGTCGGCAAGGCCACCCACTCGTCGTCGCGCTTCACGACCGAGCAGCGGCCGGAGCGGCGGTCCGTGACCACGACCCACTCGACCCAAGGAAGATCGACCAGCAGGTTCCGTGCCGAGCGCATTGCGGAGGCCCAGCGCCCATACGTCCGCACGGGCGAGAAGCCATCATCGACCACTACTGCAATCGGGCGGGCGCTCATGGCTTGGCCTCCTCGCCAGATTCGATCCGGTCGACCCAGGCGACAAGGGCGTCGTAGAGCCCGGAGTGCATCCCGCCCTTGGCCCACTTGCCAATGTAGGGCGTCGGTGCGCTGGCCTTCAGGGGCTTGGCCAACTCCTTCGCCTTCGCCATCACCTCGACGTGGCCGATCTTCAGCCGCTCGACACGGGCACCGAGCGTCTCCTCGACCTCGTCCTCGACCAGTTCGGCGTCCTCGGCGGCACTCCACTTCTGCACCGTTGAGCGGAACGCCTCACGACCATCATCGGTGGAGAGCCGGTCAAGCCAGGCGGTCATTGTGGACTTCGGAAGCCCGGTCAGCGACGAGACTCCGGTGGCCTCGATCATCCACGGCTTGACGTCCGACTTGTAGTCGAGCCCGATGTCACCGAGCAGGGCCATGAACTTCCTGCGCTGCGCGTCCGTGACGGTCGGCTCCTCGACCACTTCAGCCTCTACGACGTGTGCTTCCCCCTCGGCCGAAGTGTCAGGCTCGCTCGCTTCCCCGTCGAGCGGGGCATCGTCAGCGACCGAGGGGGAAGATGGGGGAGGGGCCGCGGAAGGCAACGGCCCCTCCGGTCCCGGCGACCCGAGGGAGTGCGGGTCATTCGGGACATGCTGATCGTCGGAAGGCGCTGCAATCTCTGGGCGTGCCTGCGCCTGGCCGAGCGACCGCGAACTCGCCTCACCTGACGCCAGTGCCTCCAGCGATTCGGAGACAGACACGACGGCGATGGTGTATTTGCGGTTGCCCGTGGACTTGCGGTGCTCAAGGCGCAGCACGCCACGGGTGATCCCCTGAGCCTGCAACTGTGCGATGAGCCGCAACATCCCCTGCGACTCCTCAGCGAAGTTCTTGGAGGAAGACTCGTAGACCAGTCCGCCACCGAAGGGCAGGTCGGGCAGGACGAAGGTCAGCCGCGACTTGAGCGAGCATTCGAGTTCGCCCTTGCGGTCACAGATGCAGGGCGAGTCGTCGTACTCGACGTCGTTCGGTCCGGTCGTGGCCAGCACCGAGGCAGTGATACCGTCGCAGCGCCGCTGGCAACCGCCGCCCGACCACAGTTCGTAACCGATGGAGTAGCCGTCGTTGAGTAAGGCGATGCAGACCTCGGTGGCTTCCGAGGTCACCTCCCAGTCGTGCGGCGAGTTGCGGTTGGTCATCTTCTCGACCGTGCCGCCATAGCGCGAGGCGAACGCCTCAGCGAAGGGGCGCGAGGAGGTCGTCAGTCGCCATGTGTCGATTGCCTGCGGCCGACCGTTGGCGTACTTGCCTGAGCGGAGCTTGCCGACGAGCGGCATCCGTTGGGCGAGGCTGTGGAGCGGCACGACGGCGGTCACAGTTCACCGCCTCGGGTCCAGACGTCAGCGAGTTCTCGGAGGCAACGGGGCGAGCAGGTCGTCCAGTCGTCCTCGCCCGGAACGGGGCGTCGTGTGATCGACCATCCCTCGGGGACGGGGGGCTCGGCTGCCACGGACCATCCCACCTCCCGCCTGAGCGCATCCATCTTCTGACACGTCGGCGCGTCACACTCGTACACCTCTGCGGGGAAGCGGCTCACGATGCCCTCCTAAGTGATCGGTGTTGCTCGGCTGCCGATCCGACGAGGGGCGACGTGCCGAGGAGGATCGACCCCCGGATGCGCTCGCGCTCGTCTTCGACGGACTCCTTGCGGACGTAGCTCTCGTCCCACTTGCGGTAGGCCGGGTCAGTCACGGTTGCGCTCCCCGTTGGTCATGCGGCATCGAACTCAGACTCAAGAAGCCGGCGCTTGTACCACTCGGGTAGACCCCTCACGGCGCCCCGCGTGACCTTCGCCCGAGCCCACTTCCACAGGGCTTCTTTGATCTCGTCCTCGCATTCCTCGGCGAGATCGGATTGGGCGGCCCTTACGAGCGCGCCAATGTCACGAGGGCCACCTTCGAGCACCCCGTCGTCGCGCAGGTGCTGGACGGCCTTCTCCCACCTGACTTCATTCTGGTACTGATCCACGAGCGACTGAATAATGTCGCCACTGTTGGGGTTGGCCTTCTTCCAGTCCTTGGCGTGCTTCTCCTTGAACGCCTCGGATACGTGCTTGCCCATCAGCGCCTTGCCATCGCGCCCGAACCGTGCGTGGTTCTTAACAACGATGCCCTCGACCTTGCAGCCTCCGAGCGCGGCGTCACGGGAGAGCAGCTCGTCCACGAGGTCGAGACTGTCAAGCTCCCCGTAGTGCATCCGTGGCACGGACTCAATGCCGATGCGCGCTGCCTCGTCATCGCGGTCATCGGGGGCGAGGAAATCACTCCGAGCCACCTCGACGTCGAAGACGATCAGGTGGTCCTCGGGGGTCCGGTCGTAGGCGAGCGTGTTGTGCTTGGGCTTAGCCAGGTACTCCGCGCGGTAGGCCCAGCCGGGGGTGAGTCGGTCAGCCCTGCGTTGGACGCTTTCGACGGCCCTGTCGAACATCTGAGGGGCATCGAGAATGAGCTGTTGGTTCTTCGACCGGCAGCACAACTCCCCGTCGATGATCCCGAAGGAGAACTGCGACCCATCGACCTTCTCCTCGACAGACACGGGTCCATCGCGGAGCCCGTCCAGTGCGGGGTGCCCGAGGTTCCAGACCTTCGGGTAACTGTGGATCTCGGCCATTCTCAACTCCCTTGTCCGGCAGTTCCGCTAGGCGTAAAGTCGGCGTAAGCGGAAATCAGTCGTAATCGGACTGCCGTTATTCTGCCTGATAAGTGCCCGAATGTCAAGCGGAACCTCTAGACTAATCTGGCAATCCACTAGATGTTGTGGAGCAGAAGTCCGCATTCAAGTACGGCATGCGTACTTGAGACTGGGCGATTGGATGTATTTCACGGGGGTTTAGGGTGCCCATAGGCGTAAACCGTTCGTAATCGAAACCCCGAAAATGGTTGACCCGCCGTCGGACAGCAGGAGGCCGGTCAGGAACACGGCCTCTTGGGTCTGAAAGTGCAGGGCCTTGTGTGTGCGCGCCATCACTCAGCCTTCCTGCCCGTGCGGATCTGATCTACGAAGACGTCGAAGTCCGCCGCGATCTGTGTGGCGACCTCGCCAAGCCGCTTGACCGCAACGTCCACCCGGTCGGCCACCGACACTTGAATGAGGTCGTTGGGTGGGTTGCCGAGGTGCGTGAGGTCAGTTCCGAGGCCGTACTCGTCTTCGATGTCCTCGTATTCCCAGACCGGAAAGGGGTAGGTGGGTAGATAGCGGATGGCTCCGTCCCGCGGGACTTGAGCAACGGCCACCACCATGTCGAAAGTCTGTGGCGCCGCACCATTCAAGGGAAACTCCTCCACCCGCAGTCGATCCCAGGAATAGCGCGCACTCTCATTTCTGAGAGCGACGTGGTCTTTGGCCGCGCCCCCATCCGTGAACACAGCGACGATGTGGTAGTTGCTGTACTCGCCACTCGTCACGACGTAGGCCATCCGCCTGTTGACCATCACTCAGCCCTCCTGATCGGTGTCACGTTCGGGCCAGGTCCGCGCTTGGCCTGCTGCCACATCTGATCCATCGCCTCACCCAAGTCCTGCATGTCGTCGGCGAACAGGTGCGCGTAGGTCTTCATCGTCACGGCAGGTGAAGCGTGACCGAGATAGGCGGCCACCTGCACGGGCGAGAAGCCTTGGCGGATCAGCCACGAGGCGCAGGTGTGGCGCAGCTCGTGGGGCACGAGGTCACGACCGATGCCAGCATCCTTCAGCGCAGGCCTGAAGTGCTCGCGGTTCCACGCCGGCCAGATCCTCGACTGCCCTCGCTTGCCGTCGCACATGAACAGGAACTCGCCACCGCGCGCGACACACCGCTCAAGCACTTCCTCGACGGCAGGGAACACCGGAATCCAGCGCCACTTGTCGGCCTTCTCGTCCCAGATGTTCAGCTTGCCGTTGATCCGGTCCCAGTTCTCCTCGACCAGTACGGCCAGGTCGCCGATGCGACAGCCGATCAGCGCCAGCCCGAGCACGATGTCGGCCGACCACCCCGAGCGCAACTCCCACTGCGGGTGATCCTCGCCCATGGCGTGCGACCGACCGTCGGGACCGACGTAGGAGCACGACTTGCCCTTCGACGCCTCGACCAGAGCCTGCAACTCGTGCGGCTCAAGCACGGTCATCTGCTTGCGCCTGTGTGGCGGGGCCTTGACGAGCTTGGCCGGGTTGGCTGGGATGTACCCGTAGCGTTGCTGATCGGTCAGGAACGACGAGAGGATCTGGAGCCCCTTCAGGGCCGTGTTGGTCGTCCGCTCCTTGACCAGTTGGTTGCGCCACGCCTCGATCTGCTCGACGCCGAGGTGCTCCATCGTCAGGTTGCCGAGGTACGGCTTGATGTGCTTGCGCACGAATAGTGAGTAGAGCGCGTGCGATGAGGGCGCGAAGTTGGGGTCCTCGGCCCTGATGTCGAGCCACTCGTCGAGCCGGTCGCCCACACGCTCGCGCAGTCGGTCGGGTGGAATGAACACACCACGGTCGAAGTCGGCGGTGACCTGTCGCTCCCACGCCACGGCGTCCCGGCGCAGGTCGAAGGTGCGCGAGTGTCGCTCGCCTCCCAACATCTTCTCGACCTTGTATTTACCGTTGGGCAACTTCTGCGGCTTCGCCATCTCGGTCCTCCCTTGCCTTCTCGAATGTAACTGTGGCCCGTGATCTATGCGTGTGTAGGTCGCCGTGCTTCCGCCGGGCCCCCAGGTGCACACGACCTTGCACGGCTGGCCTTTCCGGTCGGGCTGGTATTTCCGCCACCACCACACGTGCGTCATGCTGCTGCCTCCTGGGCGATGGCGTGCCTGACGAGGAACCGCGTGTACGCAGGCGGGATCGCCTGGGCGAGTTCGTCGCGGGTCATCCAGTCGATGCCCATGACCTCACGCCACTGCTTCACACCGTGGTAGATGTGGCCGCCATGCCCGAACACGGACACCGTGAACGGGCCGTGGTGGCACGGCGGGGTGAGCACCATCGGTGCTCCCGGCCACAGTTCGAACAGCCTGTGTCTGCGTAGGCGGCGTTCACCGAACATGGAGCCGCAGAGCACCACGTCGCGGCGCATCGGCGCTCCTGGGACGTTCTCGATGATCCACGGCGTGTCCTGTGCGGCGAGCCGGTCACGGGTCGGGGCGAGCAGGTCGGGATGGTCGTTGCCGTGGATGACCTGGGCGACCGTGAACGCCTGGCATGGTGGGGACGCGTGGATCAGGTCGAACCCGTCGAGGGGGAACGTCATGGCGTCTGCGTGGACGAACTCGAACGGGTAGTTGGGCTGGGGCTTGGTGTCCACGCCGACGATCTCGACGTCCAGCCCCGCTTCGGTGAGCCCCTGGTAGTAGCCCCTGGCTGCGCCCCCGGCGCCGGAGAACAGGTCGAGAACCCGGTACTTCCGCCCGGCGATACCAGTCGCTATCGCACGGGTCACGTCACTCACCCTCGGCGAACCGCTTGCGGCATGTCTCCACTACCGAGCAGTAGTGACTACAAAGCGATCCGCCCCAAATGGTCCCGGTGTCCACGACTTCCCCATCCTCAACGAGAGTCCAAGCACCGGACTCTGGATTCAGGCGTGATTTTCTGGGCTGCTCGTGCGGGACGAAGCGGGGGACCTCGGCCGTCGGATGCTTCTTGATCCACGACAACTGGTCGAGCCACTCGTCAGCGAGCGGCTGCAACTGCTCGCGGCTGAACGTCCACTGGGCGCCGAACCGGGTGACGTCGTCGATGCTCTTGCGCTCGGCCGCGCCGCCACTGATCGCCTCGGTTGCCAGGTAGATGAGCGTGCCCGAGGCGGTGTTGTGCCCTACCACATTGAGGGCCAACTGCACCATGTGCGCCGACTTCGGACCCTGTGCTGCACCCCGCTCGCCAACTAGGTATTTGTAAGAGAATCCGCCAGACGTCTTCAGCTCCAGCACGCGCGACTCCTCGGTGGACAGCGCGTCACACGAGCCGGACGTCAGCCCTTGCAGTGTCGAGCCAACCTCGAAGGCGAACCGGCCCGGCCACTTCCATTCGACCGCGCGCTGCCACATCTCGTGGATGATCGTCCCGTAGGCGGTGACCGAGATCCCGGCGCCGTCCATCGGTTCTTCCTCCACGCCGTCCCGCCTGAGGGCTACCTGCTTGAGACAGGAGGCCGCCGACGAGTGGCGCGACAGGGTGTCGGACACCTGGGGCTTGTTCAGCTCGTACTTGAGGTGAACCTCGGTGTCCACGCCAGCCGCCAGCCATTCGACCAGTGGCGTCACGAACTCGCGGTCCTCGTCGGGCAGCAGCCCGGCCTTCTCGTCGGAAGGCTTGGGTAGGTGGGACAGATCCTTGAACGCCATTAGCGCGCTCCCTTTACGTCTCGTTCGCGGAGGTAGGAGCGGCACTCGCCGCACCAGAGCCAGTCCTGTAGGAACCGTGCGGGCTTGGCCGTCTCGTGCTTGCAGCGGCTCATGTGGACGCCCCTGGGGCGCGTCGACCTTGACGATCAACCTCGAAGAGAACCTCGACGCTGGCTGCCTTGACCTTGTCGGGAATGCCGTAGTCCTGGGCGATCACCACCGTGTCGGCCGGATGGGCCGCGACCGCGACCCACCGTGATGCCTCGGGGGCGTACGCCAGCGTGTGGACGGGCGAGGGAGACAGATGCAGTCCATCGCCGCAGTACGGGTGATTGCGCCAACGCGGCGCCACCACAGTCTCGCCAGGCGGGTAGACGCACTCGGTCCCATCGGGATGGCGCCGCTCGGACCGGAACCCGTCACCCACACCCTTGAAGAGAATCAGGCGTCCCTGCTCGTCCGTCTCGACGCCGTGGTAATCACACCAGTCGTCGAGCCGGTCACAAGCCGGGATATCGATTACCGTGGCGATCGTTCCCTCACGCACAACCACCCGGTCGCCGTGCCGTTGGATCGCGACATACTTCGACGCCTCGACGGAGGCCGAGTCCCACGCCTCGACGGAGGCCGAGCCCCGCGCCACGACGGAGGCCGAGCCCCGCGCCACGACGGAGGCCGAGCCCCGCGCCACGACGGAGGCCGAGTCCCACGCCACGACGGAGGCCGAGCCCCACGCCTCGACGGAGGCCGAGTCCCACGCCACGACGGAGGCCGAGCCCCGCGCCACGACGGAGGCCGAGTCCCACGCCTCGACGGAGGCCGAGCCCCACGCCTCGACGGAGGCCGAGCCCCGCGCCACGACGGAGGCCGAGCCCCGCGCCACGACGGAGGCCGAGCCCC